CTTTTGACGATGCACTTATTCATACAATTAAGTACTACGAAGGAGCACCTATACTAAAGGCAAGAAAGCCTGTAAAGGGTGATCCTTATACCATTGGTTACGGAAGAACCAGAGACCTTGAAGGAAAACCTATAACTAAAGATACTCGAATCACAGAAGAACAAGCAGATCAAATGCTCAGAGAAGACCTAGACACTCGTCTAAAAGAGATTAAAAAAGCCTATCCTAATTTTGACACTTACCCTACAGACTTACAACTGCAACTGACCCAGTCTTACTACAGAGGTACTCTGACGCCAAAAGCAAGTCCAAAGACCAGAAAACTTATCAACAAAGGAAAGTTTCAGGAAGCTGCCAAAGAGTTTTTAAACAATGAAGAATACAAAAATGCTAAAAAACTTGGAAGACCCGGAATTATTGAAAGAATGGACGATGTAGCTCAAGCACTAAAGAACATGGGAGATGACCCAGTTCAAGTGGCCAAGCGATCCACAGGTGGAAGAATGGCCAGTAACCCCAACCCCTACGAACCGAAAGCTATTTAGTATGCCTCTGACCCCCGGTAAAAGTAAGAAAGCTATCACAGCTAATATTAAAAAATTAAAAGGAGAAGGGTACTCACAGTCTCAGGCAGTGGCCATTGCCATGTCTACCTCTAAGCAGTCTAAGAAAAGACCTTCTAAAAAAAAGCGTAGGATGACCAGATCAAAGGTAGTATGATTAGCATATCATGGATATGTTTCAGGAGATTAAAGAAGCTTTTTCAGAACAACAAGAGAAACTAAAAGTTTTGCTTGCAACCGGACAGGTAGAAGACTATAACCAATATAAGCAGTTGGTGGGAACTATCTCAGGAATTGAGTGGGCTTCCACAGAACTAAACCGTATTGTCAACAATAGAATGGAGAGAGAAGACAACTATGATTAATCCTCAACTAGGCGGGGCTATTACAAATGATGCGTGGATTACCAAGAATGATGTACCGGACCCAGAGGTTCTTCCAGACCTTCCCGGTTATCATGTTCTTGTTAGACCTACCTCTATCAAAGAAAAAACAAAAGGAGGAATCCTTCTACCAGAGAGAGCCAGAGATGACATTGCCTATCTCACCACGGTTGGTAGAGTTCTTAAAGTAGGAACACTGGCCTACGAAGACAAGGATAAATTTCTTGCAGGCGCTTGGTGTAAAGAAGGTGACTACGTCTGCTACCAGAAACTATCTGGTACCAAGTTTGTCTACAAAGGCGTAAAGCTCCTCCTTCTCTTTGATGATCAGGTCCTGATGAGAATCTCTGATCCAGAAGATTTAGACACTACCCTTGTATTAGGAAACTAATCATGGTATTAATATTAAGATAAGAAGCGTAATCTTAGTTTCGCAACTATGGAGAAAGTATAAATGAGCGAAGAACAAGAAGCAGAAGTTAAAGAAAACGTAGCAGAAGAACTAACGGACTGGAACGAAGTTGATCTTTCAGCTACCTCAGAAAAAGAAACAGTGGAGTTTGAAGTTGAAGACGCTGCTCCAGAGGTGGAGGAAGAATCTGACCCTGCACCTGCCCCTCCTGTAGAGGCAAAAGAAACTCTACCTGAACTAGACGGTATTGAGACCAAGGGTGCAGAGAAGAGAATAAGACAGCTGGTAAAGCAGAAGAAAGAACGTGATGATAAAATTGCACAGTTAGAAGCAGAGCGTCAGTCTCTGATACAAACTGTAAACAGCAGAGACAAGAGCACTGTAGACCTGCAAAAGAATACCTTTGATCTAACAGAGCAGCAACTACAGAAGCAAACAGAACTGGCCAAACAATCTTATTTATCTGCCTATGACTCAGGCGATAAAGAAAAAATGTTAGAGGCCCAAGAGATTTTAAGTAAGTCTCAACTTGACCTGAATAACATTCAACAGAATAGAACGCAGCTGGCTCAGTACGAAAGAACTCTGGAAGAAAGAGAACAGAGGCAACAGTACGCACAAGAGCAGCAGCAGCAAGTACAGGCTCAAGATCAGACCACTGACTATGATCCACAAGCAGTGGAGTGGAGCCAAAAGCCAGAGAACAACTGGTTTGGTTCTGATAACATTATGACTGTGGCGGCTCTTACAATAGACGCACAGCTTAAAGAAGAAGGTTATGACCCCTCCTCTCAAAGTTTTTATTCAGAGGTGGACTCTAGAATGAGGCAGGAGTTTCCGCACAAGTTTAATCAAGAAGTGCAACAGGAAGCCCCTGCACAAAGAAAGACTCAACAGGTGGTGGCAGGACAGTCGCGCAGTTCTCCCTCCAACTCCTCTTCTAAAAAAGTTAAGCTTACTCAAGAAGATGTAAGACTAGCTCAGAAGTGGAACATCCCTCTTGAGAAGTACGCTGCTGAAAAAGCACGGGCAGACCGTGCAGCAGGAGAGTATGTACCAATTGGTTAAGTTAAGTGCGCGTAACAAAAACAGAAGGAGCGTTTAAAGATGAGTAAAGCAAGTAGCAGAACAACACAGACAAGGGAAACTGAAACAAAAGAATACACTTATCAAGAACCAAATTATCTTGATGTACCTGCAGGTGTTGTAGACAGATTTACCAATGAAGACATGGTTCTCCGCTGGGTGCGTATCACCCTCAAAGGTGAAGATGACTATAAGAACGTAGGTAACAAGATGACACAGGGATGGGTATTTGTAACTCCTGAAGAAGTTCCTGAGATGTTACACTCTGCCACTGTTTTAGATACCGGACGCTATACCAACTGCGTTGTACGGGGGGATGTCGCTCTAGCCAAGATGCCCCGTGGAAAGTCAGTTGCCAGAAATGACTATTACGAAGGAAAAGCTAACGACCTTATGGAGGCTGTAAACCAACAACTTATGTCGGCTTCAAACTCCAAAATGCCCATTTCAAACAGTAGCACTTCAACTGTAACCAAGGGTAGAATGCCACAATTTCAGGCTTAGAAGCCTGCTACTTATTCTACTCATCTTTAAAAAGGAGAGCGTAGTATGACTACTACAAAAGCCCTAAACGGTCTCACTCCTTCTCGTCGCTACTCTGCTGGTGCCAACACCACGCAGACTCGTAACTACCGTATTGCATCTGGCGCTGACGGGAACATCTTCACGGGTGATCTTGTCCATGTCAGAGGTGGTTATGTATCTGTTGTCGGTAATGACTCCGGTGCCGCTGACCACCCAATTGGTGTGTTCATGGGTTGCTACTACGAGGAAGACGGTGAGCCGAAATTCCGCAAACACTGGCCCACGGGAACGTCGGCAAGCAATGCTTATGCAATTGTTTGTGATGATCCGCAAGCCACGTTTGAAATCCAATGTGACGCCAGCGCCTCTGTTGGCGATATCATGGAACTAAACTTTGAAGTTACCCGAGGTGCGGGTTCTACCTTTACTGGACGTTCAGGCTTTGGCCTAGACGTTGCCAGTCGTACCAGTGGCGTAGCTGCAATGTTCCGTATCATTGACTTTCTCGATACCCCCGGTAACGACATTGACGATGCTGCAGAACGTGCCTTCCCGATTGCGGAAGTTCAACTTATCCACCACCAGTTGACACGTGTGTCTTCTGGCGCTTAACCTGAAAGGAGCTTAGACAATGGCTATTAATAGAGCTAGTATTGCCAAACAGCTTCTGCCGGGTCTTAATGCCGTCTTCGGTATTGAGTACGGAGAAGTTGCTGATGAATACAGTGTTCTTTATGAAGTAGAGAACTCTGACCGTGCATTTGAAGAAGAAGTTCTCTTCACTGGATTTGGCGAGGCACCTGTCAAGGGTGAAGGCGCTGCTGTCCAGTATGACAATGCACAAGAAAGTTACACCTCACGTTACACGGCTGAAACTGTTGCTTTGGCCTTCTCTGTAACCGAGGAAGCTATGGAAGACAACCTGTATGACACGTTTGCCAAGCTACGTGCCAGAGGGCTTGCTCGTTCCATGGCAAGCACGAAGCAGACGAAAGCTGCTCAGACGTTCAACCAAGGCTTTAACGCTGCCATCACTGGTGGAGATGGACAACCAATGTTCAGCGCCAGCCACCCCACGGTGGGTGACGGTACTCAAAGTAACCTTATTGGTACCACGGGTACGGTTGATCTTTCTGAAGCTGCTTTAGAAACTGCTTTGGTGTCTATTCAGACGTTGAAAGATGATAGAGGTATCTTGATTGGTGCGGGTGCAGTTTCTCTGCACGTTGCCCCTAGCAATCAGTTCACGGCAGACCGTGTTCTGAACAGCCCCTATCAGTCAAACACGGCTGATAACAACATCAACTCCATTAACCATCAGGGTATGCTCCCTTCTGGTTACATGGTGAACAAGCGATTCAGTGACCCTGATGCGTTCTTTATCAAAACTGATGTTCCCAACGGAGCAAAGATGTTTATCAGAGCGCCGCTTGCCACTAAGATGGAGCCTGACTTTGACACGGGTAATCTCCGGTTCAAAGCCAGAGAACGCTACAGCTTTGGTTATTCGGACTGGAGAGGTTACTTCGGTTCTCAAGGAGCGTAGTTCTTACTACAGTGGAGGGAGCCTAAAAACTTCCTCCACTGCTTTTTCACACTCACACTTCCATATTTGAATGGTACCCCCGAGGGGGTGCTGGTCTAGGAAAGGACTGTTCACTATGCCTACACATTTCCCCAACGGAGTTTCTAACCAAGTAAAAGGTAACCCGCTTTTTAATTACCCTTACATGGACCCCTTTAAGTACTACACGTACCACGATGATTTCTTTGAGTACCACTCTGGTATCTACACCATCACCACCACTGAAGCTGGAGCGGGTTCTGCCTCAGAGGCAATCACTGCAGGTGCAGGTGGACAGCTATTGATCACCAACGCTGCAGGAGATAATGATCTAGACTTCTTCCAGTTGAAGGGCGAGTCTTTCAAATGGGATTCTAGCAAAAGAATGTTCTTTACGGCTAGGTTTAAAACCAATGACGCTACTCAGTCAGAGATTGTCATGGGTCTTCAGATCACTGATACAACCCCTCTGGACGTTACGGATGGTATTTACTTCTTAAAAATAGATGGTGATACTCAACCTGATCTTGTCATTGAGAAAGACAACGATTCTAGTCTGAGTGCTCTGGAGATGAACGCAATGGCAGATGATACGTTTGTCACGCTTTCTTTTGAGTATGATCCTCTGGACGTTGCCACTGGTGGTCCAGTGTTCCGCGCCTACCAAGATAACGTAAAGGTAGGAGAGATTGCAAGCACCACCAATGCTCCTGATGACGAAGACCTTACTATTTCTTTCGGTATTCAAAATGGTGAGGCAGCTGCTAAGACCCTGACCATTGATTACATTCTTGCAGCGGTGGAAAGATAACCTCTCTGCAGTTTGGAAAGATATAAAGTTTGATCTATAATAAGGGGAGGATCAGGAGGGCAGTCTTGCCTTGCAGGGTTCTCCCCTTTTTTACTCAGGAGAAAATGAATGAGTACTACAACTAAAATAGCACAGGTGGTGGGAGGTGCAGGTGGTAATGGTTTTCTGGTGGATACCATCAGTAGCGTTACTCTGTCTGACACTCGTATCAGAATGTACACCTACGCTGTCACCGTTGCTGCAGAAATTGTCATAGGAGATTCCAAGGGTCCTGTTATTAAACAACCTGTTTTAACTGCTAACACTGGTGATAGTATTTATATGGAGGACGATGGTATTCGGTGCAAGGGAAATGTCTCTGTTGCTGGCGCAAGTAACGCTGGTAAAATTTATGTTTACTATGGCTAGGAGCTAGGCTGTGGATTTTAATTCTCTTGTCAGCATCATCATAGAAACTACTGAGAACGATGGCTCAGAGTTTGTAGGTGCTCTCCCTGCCATGATACAGAGAGCACAGGAGAAGATGCAGAATGATCTGGATGATCAGGGTCTGGTCTCTTATGCCAGTGTAGCTGTATCAGGTGCCACAGCAGAGGTCTCTGTCCCTGTGGGTGGAGAGATCATCAAGACCTTCTCCATAGAAGTAGGAGGTGCCAGAACACAGCTGAAGCATAGACCTTATGAATACCTGCTGGACTACTGGCCTGTGTCAGCTTCTACTGGTACACCTAGGTACTATGGCTTTAAGACCAACACAGAGATCAGAGTGGCCCCCACGCCCTCTGCCACGGTAGATTCTCAGATAGGGTTCATTGCACAGATTACAACTATTACATCTGCAAGTCCCACAAACTACTTCACCACTCACTGTGAGAACGCGCTGTTCTATGCTTCCATGATAGAGGCTTCTCTCTTTATGAAGAGCTTTAACACCACTCCGTCGTGGCAACAGGAGTACCAGAGTGAGATAGACAGGCTCAGAAACAGAGCCAGAAGAAGTAGACAAGATGATATGCAAACAAGTTTCAGTACAGCTGGCGGTCCTAATACACTGGTCAAAGGGAGTGATTAAGAATGGCTAAAAAAGAAAAAGAACTTATGTTCCTAGGA